ATCTGAAGCAGCTCAGGCGACATGCCGCGCGCCCATTCCGGCAAAGGACCGCTGGTCAGCTTCTGCCACATCTGATCGCGCTGCTGCTGCGCCATGGTCTCGCGCTGTATCTTGGCCTGATCGGCCTGCGACTTGGCGGCCCGGCCCGCTGCCTCGCCGCCCATCATGAAGCCAGTGCCGATATCCTTGCCCTGGCTGGCTGCCGAGTACATGGCCGCACCGGACTGGAACAGCGGCGACGACATGCCCCCCTGCAGGGCATCGATAAGGCCGAGGAAGCCGCCGCGCGGTTGCGGCCGGTAGGGATCTGCCATAGGGGGCGCTCCTGTCGGGGCGGGGGCGGGTGCAGCTTGTGCGGGCGGGTTGCCGAGCGCCATGCGCGTCGGCGGCTGCTTGGTATCAAACGCGGCTACAGTCTGATCCTCGCGCGCACGCGGGTCTTGCACTGGGCCGTAGAACTTGCTGTCGATCTCAGAGTGGATCGGGTCGGTTTTGGCGAGGCTTTCAGGGAACCGTACGCCATAGCGGGGCGCATTCTGGCGCAACCAGTCGAGCGCGGGTCCGGTCGCCCAATCCGCCGCAAGACCTTTCTGATGCTGCGAGCCACCGACGGGCGCCGCATAGCCTGGAATGCCGCGCGCGTAGTCGAGAATACCGGCGGGGCGTCCCAGGACTTTCTGCGCAACCGAGTTGATCGCGCGGGCCTGGTCGAAGCCTGACCTATACCCCGACGTTATGCGCGGATCGAACCCAGCCTCGCGGGCAGCGGTGCCAAGTGCGCGAAGGCGCAGGTCGAACTCCTCGTCGAGCGCCATTATTTGAACAGCCCCTGCATGAACGGCACAAGCCCCGTGCTCTGGGGACCACCCGCAAGGAGACCAAGCCCCATCTGCGCGCCGCCGAGGATTGTGCCGAGCGGGTTGCTAGGCTGAACAATCGTTGCTGTCCCCGTTGCGCTCCCGCCAGCCCCGGCAATCGGCAATGACTGCGCGTTGAGCCATTCCGTCGCCCGCAGCGGGGCCGTGCGCTCGGCCTCAGACTGGGCATCACGCAGAGCGCCCGCCTGCAGCATGACCTGATAGGGCGTCAGCTGCGCCTGATCGAGCGCGCCGCCCATCGCCGCGCCCTGGAAGCCGCCGCCATAAAGCCCCCGTGCCGCGTTGTCCTGTGCCGCCCGCTCGGTGGTGTAGTTGCCCATCCGAGCATTCATCTCCATCTGCCCGAGCCCCTTGGTCAGCGCCCCGGTGTGCGCGGCAGAGCCATAGCGCCCCGCGCCGGCAAATTGCCCGTTGACGGCGTTGGTCACGCCCTCGCGCGATTGGGCGATGACCTGATCGAGATACGGATTAGCGCCCAGCATTGCGCCGCTGGCCACGTCGGTCATCTGGCCAAGACCGACGCCGAACCCGGCTGTTGAGCCGGGCACCACGTTGCCAAGCGCATCCCGCGCGCCGGTCAAATTAGGTGCCGCGCCCTCGAGACCGGCGATGCCAGCCTGCGTCGATCCGGAATACGTCGGTGTGAAGTTGGAGACGTCACCGGATAACGTGCTGGCGTTGCCGAGCACCGTCTTGAGATTGTCTTGTGCCGGCGCCCACGGGCTACGCTCTTGCGTCGTCGTCGTCGTGGCTGGCTTAGATTTGCTCGGCATTGCTCAGATCCTTTTCGAGCAGCACATGCGACATGCGGTAATCGGGGAAGTGCCGCGCGATCCCTTTGGAAATGATCATTTCGAAGCGTGCCGCCCCGTTGTCGCGCGCCCAGTCCTCAAGGTCGGTGACGAGGTGCGCCCACTTGCTCATCTCGCGCCCACCGACGAACACGGCACGGGCGCCCTTCATGCCGCTATCCTCAGTGAACAATTCCGTCGCCAACACCGCCGCTATGCGCCCATCCCAGACGATCCAGAGCTGCCAGCGACCATCCAGAACATGCTCGGCAATCGTGTTGAGGCTCCAGCGCCCGCGCGTGCGCTCGACGACGCGAAGCAGATCAGGAACCACCCGCTCCCAGAACACATGCAGCCATTCGCGGGGGATCTGGCGGACGATGGGCGTGTCCGGTGTCTCGCCCGTGATCAGCGGCCCAAGGTACGCCATCACGGCAGCCTGCTCGGTCTGCGGCTGCATCACGGCAGAAGGCCCTTCTGCTTTGGCTGTTCCTGCGCCATCGCCGCGTTCACTCGGTCCATGCCGTACATGGAAGCAGCAGCGGCAATGCCGTATTTGCGAACGATGTCAATGATGTCGTCACGAAACACGACGTAGTTGCGGCTTCCCTCACCAGCAGTGCGAGAGCCTTGATCAAGGTATCGAATGCCTGGAATGCCTGCGTCGCGGAGGGCGGCTGTCGCGGCCGCTCTGTCAACGGTGCCGGTCGCTGCATTTCCGCCGCGCTCTAGCTCAAGTGCACGTACGAACTCGTCACCGCGAAAAATGTCCGGCTTGTACCCAAGAGCGCTTTCCGCCGCCCCCCTGACCTTCTCTGACTGCTGTGACAGCGGCTTGTCCCAGTCGAGGAAATCATCAGGGGAGGCGTTGATACGGACCTCGTACATGCGGCCCTTGCGAGCATCGGCTACCTTTTCGAGCGTTGACGCTATTTGCTCGGTCGGAACGCTGCGCAGCCTTGGCTCAAAGTTCTGTGCCCATTTTGCATTGGACATCTGGTCATCAGATCTTGATGCGTACCTCACGAACACGGAGCGCACGTCCTCTGGGTATGCGTCGAGTTCCTTGGGGAGCGGAGCACGAGCCGGACCCAGTGCATCTCGGTACTGCTTCGCCACCCCCTCCGCTTCCGCGAAATACAGCCCATGTCCATACGCCTGCGCTCCCTCTCCGGTCCCGATCTTGGACATGTCGAACTTGTCAAAGTCGTGCGGAGAACCGTGATAGGCACGGATGCCGGCCTTAGCCGCGTCGTCGGCGGAACCCGTTGCGGCCTTGACCTGTTTTGATCCCGGCATCAGAGCCATGGCCAGCATGTCAGTATCGCCGGACCTTATTGCCTCTTGCGCTTGGAGCAGTTGCCCAGCAACAGGGATGAAATCCAACAGGCCCATGCCTGTGGTGCCCATTCCGCGCGAACCAGCCAAGCCCTCAACCAACCGCGCCCGTTCCGGACTGGGTTTGCTGTCGCCCATCAGGGCGCGGGCTATACGGTCTTTCCATGTCGGCTCGTACGCCGTCAACAGCCCCGTTGTCCCGGCTTGCATTGGGCTATAGCCGCTCATATCGGTTTGGCTCAATAGACCTTTCATCCCCCGATCACCAAATAACCGAATGTTTTATCGGTCTGCGCATTGTTGGCGTGCGTGATCACGAACGATCCGCCGCCGGCTGCTACCGTCACGTACGTGGTAGCGAGCGCAGCCGCCGCGTTCGCCGTCTGTGGGCTAAGCAGCACAATCGCGTTGCGGTTGACCGTGGCTGCACTGACCGTCGTCGTTGTGGCGTTGGCGGTCAGCGTGACCGTGCCGACCGCGTTGGATCGGCCTTCGATCAGCTCCCGAATGGCCTGATGAATCTGGCGTTCAGTGGCCCCGGTGGGCGGGAGCGTATTCAACGCCGCCCCTGCCGCGTGGCTTGCGTAATGATCCCCTTGGCCGCCGTCCATGTGGCTCCGGCTGGCACCAGCACCTTGGCCCGCGCGATCCGGCCCGACTTGTGCGCGGGACAGATGCCGGTGTCCTCCATCGCCTCGGCCGCACCGAACGTCACCGCATCCGCGTCCCGCTCGCGCATGGCTAGCGCCACCGTGGCCGCGTTGGTGTCGATCTGCGGGGACAGACCCTTGATCATCATCCGATCCGGGCGCTGTGCGTCAGCCGTCGTGATCGTCGCAGCCATCGCCGCGCCGGAGAGCAGGCTGAGCCGGTTGTTGGATTGGAACAGGCCCATAAGCTGCGAGCCGCCGCGCCAGAACGGGCTATCGAACGAAAACGGCAGCGCATCCACACCGCCGAATGCGTTCATCGTGTCGAGCGTGTAGCCGGGCGACAGCCACTGGACCAACGCCTCAACCGTCAGATCCGCGAACGTCGTTTCATCGAGCGACCAATCATAAATAAGCAGCCGATCTGGCGTGCTCCCGATGTTGCTGGCTGACACATAGGCCCATACGATGATCGGGCGAACCGGATTAGACGCGCCGATGACTTGCAGATCAAAGCCGGGCTTCTTGTCGGCCAAAAACCACTTGGCCCATTTCTTCGCGCCGATGGAGGTGGAGCTCGCGCTCGACAACCCGAACCGGCGGAACCCGTCCGGTGCCAGATAGAACGCTTCCGACCGTAGCCGCACCAGCGAATGCGGCGCCGACAATCCAGCCGCTCCCTCGACCTCGTCAAATTGGAAGATGACGGCAGAGCCAGGAACGTACGTACCGCGCGTCACCTTCGCGGCCTGGAAGATGTAGACTGTTTCGCCGCCAACGATGCCGCGCACCGGCCCGCCGTTGACAAGGTCCTGGTAGTCGCTTTCGTTGGTGCCAGCGGTCCAGCCCTCAGCGTCCCCGATGGCCGACCACTGCACCCGCTTCTCGTTGCCGGAGATGGCACCCAGGAACACAAACTCTCTGACGATGTCGATATACCGCGCCGCCGGAGGCGAGCCGCCCAACGGCTCGAAATTGCTCGCGCTGGCGATGTCGAACTTCTGCGGACCATCGGTGACAGTGGTGGCAATCAACAGCGTGCCGTAGAGCGCGAATTTCCACTGCTCACCCGAGCCCACAGCGTAAGTGCCACCGGGGGTCTGGATGTTGGCTGCGGCATCGTCTGTAATCGGGTTGTTGGCGTCATCCACGACGTTCTCCATCTCGGAGATGTCGTCCCACGATCCGGTCGGGCCGAGCTTGTAGAGCCGGTTTTGCGTTCCCCCGAACGTCTGCGACGTGCCGTCGTCGAGCAACACCGACACTGCGCCGCGGCAGGTTGCTGGCAGAGCGGCTGTCGAGGCCGCCGCGCTCGGCAACGGCGCGAACCCATTCTCGGCCGGCAGCACGTTGCGCGCCTCAGTGACAACAGACGTGTTGATGCCAGCTCTGTCCGGGTGCCACGGTCCCCACGGGATCATTCGATAGGCCGCGCGTTGATGCGCAACCGCCGTCCAGCGTAGCGCAGGTCTGCAGAGGTCTGGTTGATGCCGGCGCTCATCGAGCGATAGCGGCCGAGCCACGCAATCGCGAGGTCGGGCTCCTGCATGAACGAAAACGCCTCGAACATGCAGGCGGAGAAGTAGAGTTGTCCGTGCTCGGTCAGCATCGGACCGGTCGGATTAGTGAGCGTGATCGGGTCGAAACGCTGATAGTACAAAACGGTGAGGTCGCCCGTGTAGGTCGGCGCGACTTTCAGCGTCGTGCCCTCGACCGTGTAATAGCCGGGCATGCCGCCCGAGGCTTGTGCCAGCCGCAGCTGCAGCTGGTCTGGGGTCATGTAGCTCAGCCCCGCCGTGTCGCTGCTGCCGCGCGTAATGCGGCGAATGGCGAGGCAACCAGCGGGCAACACACCATCCCCGGACGTCAAAGAAACCGTTGCCGTGGTTTCCATGATTTTGGAACGCACGGGCGCCGAATACAGCGGGTCGCCCGCGTCCGCGCCCTGGCCGAGATACATACGATCCTCGGCCAAGGACACGAACTGCTCGACGCGCGCAGCAAACGTGGTGTCGCTGCGCCCACAATAGGACTGCACCTCAGATCGCAGCGAGGAGAAGTCGGTGATCGCCATTAGGCGGCCACCGCCTTGATCACGGCGAAGTTAAACACGGGCTGCTCGGTTGTGGTGCCGCCGGTCGTGTAAGACGTGATCCGGAACGACCCCGCAGCAACAGCCGTCACGGAGATGATATACAGATCCGTGCCGCTCTTTTGGTTGACGATCACGGTGTCGGTGGCTGCAACCGCGCTGTTCGTGACAGTAAATGAAGCGGGCGTTGCACTGCCGGCAGCGCTCACGAGCGTGATGGCGCCCGCGACCGTATTGAGCGTCACGCCCGTTGTCCGGCTCGACGCCTGCGTGACCGCGCCGCCCGCACCCGTCGCGTAGCCGATGCCAGCCGTTGGACCAGACGACGTAATGCCGAGCGCGCCGGCGATCGCCCGCGTGGCGACGATGTTGCCGGTGGACGTGTTGCCCAGCGTGATCGTGCCGGAGCCCTTGGCATTGATCGTCAGATTTTCGTTGGTGCCGGAACTGATCGCCGCCACGTTGACGCCAGCAGCAGCCGCAGCACCGACGATCTCAAGGCCGGTTGCGGCCGATGCCGTGTTGGCATTGACCTTGAACGTCGGATTGGAATTGCCGTTCGGGCCAATCGCAATCGCATTAGCCGAGGTGGACGTGAGGTTAGAGATAGCAGCCATGATGGTGAGCCCCCGTTAGGCGTTGTAGATGATGGCGCTGGCGTCATCGGTGACGTAGGCGCCGAAGTCGTCGATCACCTCATCGCCGGGGCTCGTGAGCTGAGCGGCGACGTTTGGCAGAGCAGCGACAAAGCCCTGCGCACAAATCAGCGTTGCACTCGACGTGGTGACACACGCCGCCGTGAGCGCCGTGTTATTGGCGGCCACCAATGGACGCGGGAAAACGACATGGATGGGGTTGGCGCCGTTGGCGGGAGCGTAGGTGCGCCACAGAACAGTGGAGCCTGACTTGATAACGACCTCGGTTGCTGTGCCGCCTTTGTTGACGACCTGCGCCGCCGTGACGTAGTTGGCTTTGAGGTTGCCGGGGGCGGCGGCCAGCGTCACGTCGGCCGTATCGGTGATGCCGCCGGTCGCCGCGACATACGACCACCCGCCGGCCTCTGACGTCGCCGCCGTGGCGCTGCCCCCTGCCGCGCCGCCGCCGCCGATGTTGCCGTACTCGTCGGCCAGGATCGGCACGTCCAATCCGGCAAACGTCTTTGCAAAGAGATGGACCTTGGCCATTAGACAATGACCTCCGCTGTTTTGAGGTATCGCCAGTCGGGATCATTCAGCTTGCGCTGCACCCGTGGCCAATGGTCCTCGTTCGTGACGTCGATGCCATCCTCGATCATCCACTTGTACTGAACAGTGATCGGAATGCTTGCGACCTTCCAATAGTCGCCGGCCGAGGCGTAGTACTCCCGGCCCGCGTTCTGTTTCTGGCGATTGCTGTCGAGGATCGGCTCGACGTCCTGCTCATAGCGGAGCAAGAACCCGTCGGGCGTGTCCTCCCACCAGATGTTCATCCGGCGGGAGGCGTCACGAGAAAAGAGCCGTTTACTCATTAGCTCGTGGTCAGGTCTGCGATGATGCCCGAAGCCTGCTCATTCCGAGACTTGAGCGTGCATTCGCAGCTGATCATGCGGCGGATGGAGTGGCCAGTTTTGGCCAACGGCTCCGTCTTGAACGGCTGCAGGAACATGACCTCCCAGTACGCCGGATCGACCAGCAGCACCGAGCGGTCCCGCGACAGCCGCGAAGGCATAATCATGTGACGGCCGAAGTCCGACACGTACACATCGGCGGCGCCAACAATGGTCACCATGTCCGAGGCCTTCACCTCGTTGGTGGCCTGGGCGATGCCAGCAAAGCTGGAGATCACCTGCTTGTTGAACGGCCCGGTCACTACCATCGGGGCCTTGGCGCCGTTTTCCCAGCAGGTTTTGATGGCACCCTTGAAGATCGTCTCCGTCAGCGCCCTCTGCGTGCCATCGCTAGCCGCAGCCACAAGCCCGGTGCCGGTGTTAAATCCGCCCTGCGACCCTGCACGCGAGTCGTTCGTGGTAATCCAGGCCTCATAGCCGGCCATCGCACCGGCCGTGCTGTCGTCACCGAGCACGGAGGCATAGTTGCCGGAGATACGCGCCTCGATGTCGGTGCGCAGCGCCTTGCCTTCCTTGGCAATCTGGTAGGCCATCTCCGATGACCGACCGGCGGCATCAACAGCCTCTGAGGTCGTCGAGACCTGAACGGTGCCCTCGAACAATTGGACGACGTTCTTCAGGCGCGTGGTTGCCGTCGTCTGGATGTTGGTCGCGTCCGAGCCCTCAACCACAGCGTTGTTGGGGTTGGCAGCGCGGTGAGCGTCGATCTGCCACTCGGGCGTGCGGGTCTTGGCCGTGCCCTTGCTGAACTTGGAGAATAGCGGCGTGTCCATCGGATCGATGTTACTGATCGTATCGGACAGCTGCTCGCGGATGCCCTTCATCGCGAAGGTCTGGACGGTGTAGGTGGGTACAGTCATAGGTGTGTGCCTTTAAAGAAGGTTGGCAATCGCCGCCGTCGCGTCCTCAATGGAGCCCGACTTCTGCAGGCGTCCCATTGCGGCGTTCAGGTTGGCGGTTTTGCCGTTGGCTGTGGTCCTGGCTTTGCCAGGGATGAGCTTCGGCTTGGCGCTGACGACCTTTGCGGCGGTCTGAGCCGTCGCCTTCTGTGCGCGGTAGGCCAATGCGTCCTTTGCCAGAGCAAAGAAGCGCGAGTCGGAAACAGAATTGATAGTTTCCGCGTCGAGGCCGTACATGCTGGCCAAGTCGGATCGGACCTTGTCCGCAACCGTCTTCTCTTTCAGCTCCGGCCATACCCGGTCGAGCTTTGCCATCTCGCGCTGCAGACGCACACGGGCGATGGCCTCTTGCTCGGCGGACAAACGGTGTGCCTGCTCATCGTACTGCGCCTTCGCGCGCTCATGAGCGGCTTTCAACGCCTCATACTGCCTATGTTGGGCGAAGTAGGCGTCGGGGTTGTAGTTGATGTTGTTCTGATCCAGCAGCGAGATATCCGGCGGCTGCGGCTGGTTGAGCCGCGCCCACGTCTCGATCTGCTGCAGCATCTGTTGCCGGGTCTGGACGGTCTGGATGATCTCCTGATCCCAGGCCTCCGGCGGCGGCAGCTGCTCCGCGCGCTTGGCCAGCTCCTGCTCGAGCGTCTGGGCTTTCTTGTAGCCCTCCAGCACCTCGGTGAGCTTCAGGCGGCTGATCTCCTTGCCGTCGCCCTCGGGCGGCAGCTCGATATAGGTCTCCTCGTCGTCGGCCTCAGCCTCGGGCTCTTTGGCCTGCGCCTCGACCTCTGCCGGCGCGTCATCCTCAACCTGGGGCGCTGCCTTCTCCGGCTCTTGAGCGCGGAATTTACCATCGTCACCGCGCGGGGGCGTCGCAACCGGATTGCGCTCCATTTCGCTCTGCGGGATCTGATCGATTGCAGCCGCAGCCGCGTCTAAGGTGCCATCAAGCATGGGTCACAGTCTCCATTTCCTTGACCGCGCGCTCCGCACGAGCGGCGCGATCCTCTAGGTCGGACTTCAGAGCGCGGATGACCTGAATGCGCAGCGCCTCGCGCTCGCGGTCGGCGGGTGATGCAGCGGCAATCATGTTCTCGATGGCGTACACCTCAAGATCTGCGAACAGCCGCTGGATAGCGCTGTCTTGCAGAAACCGCCCCAGCCTCCGGCCCTCCTCGGCCGTCAGCGACAGGCGAGATTGTTTGTCTGTTCTGGGTTTCATTCAGTCTTCCAATGGCAACGGCTTACCGCAGTGCGGGCACAGTTTCGGGCGGGGCGCGGCTTCGCGTTCCAGCCGCTCGATCTCGTCCGACACCGAGTCAAGCTCGATGGCGTCTTCCGCCTTAGCCTTCACGAGGGGCTGCAGGATTGGCATCGGCTGTTTGATGTCGTCGTCTTTCTCGTCAGGCACTGAGCGAGCCTCCGGGCCGATAGCTGTCGATGCCGTCCCCGCCGGTCATGGCGCTTTCGGCTCCACCGTTGGGCTTTGCGGCCTTGGCTTGCATCCGCATCTTCTCGCGGGCGAGCTTCATTTCCTCGGTCGCTTTCCAGCGGGCCAGCTCCATCTCAGCGGCCATGCGCTGCGCGGCAATCTGCTGCTCAGCGGCAATCCTCAGTTGGGCGATGTCGTACTCGGAGCGGGCCTTCTGCGCGGCTATCTCGCGCTGCAACTCCGCATCGACGCGGGCCATCTCCTGCTTGCCCGCCAGTTCCGCCGTAGCAATCTGCTGCTTGGCCTGCGCCTCTTGCGCCCGCATCTGCTGCTCGGCCTGGAGCTTGGCCGCTTGCAACTGCGCGTCCTGCTGTGCCTTGGCTTGATCCAGCTGCATCTTGGCTTTCGCCTCGACCGTCTTCGGGTCTTCGCCAGGCGGCTGCGGCTGGTAGTCGGGCGGTATTTCTCTGAAATACGCGCTGGCGTCCTTGAACCCCATCGTTTCGACCATGCGCTGAAGCGTCGTGCGATATTCGCTGAGCGTGACCAGCGGGTTACCCGGCCCCGCCGTCTGCAGAATAGCTTCCTGCGTCTGCTTGATCAGATTGAGGTTGAACAGCTTGCGCTCGCGCGTCTCACCGCCGAGACCGACGTGCACGGTGACGCGCATGTCATCGGACCATAGACGCGGGTCAATCTGTACCGGCCGGCCCTTGATCTTAATGAGCCGGGGCTGGTCCTGATGGGCGCAGATCAAACGCAGGATGTGCTCGAACACCTCCTCCAGCGCGAGGCCAAGCCAGCGGGCGTAGCTCTCGATGCGGGTCATACCGGCGGACTGCAGCATGTCCATGCCCGATGCGGTCTTGGTGAGGCCCTTGGGGTCGATGCCCTGGTTGTGGCGCGTGGCGCCGCTGGCCTGCTCCTGCTTCTGATCGGTGTACTCAAGCCACGTCAGCGCCTGTCCGCTCACGTCCGGCGTCTGGATCGGCATCAACGCCATGCGCACGTCGCCCTTGGCGCGGACCACATGGCCAATGTCGTTATCGAGCAGCCCGTCGATGTCGTCGGCGCCCACAGCCTGCGTATTGACAACCTTCTGTTGTGTGAGGCTTTGCGCCAAGCTGTCCAGCGCGCGGCGCGTCAACACCGTGCGGATGCGCTGGAAATCGATCATCGTGTCGGCGATAGAGCGGCCGGCCAGGCGATGCGGGATCCTAATCGGTGACCAGCACACCAACTCGGAGCGCTCGACGGCCTCGTTTTCGAGGATCACGTCGCCCATGCGCTTGATGTGGCGCAGCTCAACAATGCCATCGCCGTCGAAATCGACGCGAACATCCTCCTCGATGAGATACGTCTTGCGGCGGCGGAAATGGTCGCCGGGGCGCTTATAATCCTGGCTCTCGTCGGGGAAGCGGGCGTGCCGGCGCGGATCGGTATCCGTCTCCATATCGTCGGCGCCGCTGTTCCACGACTTGTCCGGGCTCTGAAGCTCAGCGGCCTTGTCCGGGTACAGGCGGGCGATCTCGGCTACGTACACCTCGCGCTTGCGGCGGATGTAGTCGGCCTCTTCGGCGCTACGGGCGTTGCGGCTCCAGGCGATTTCCTCGGGCGGCACGTTCTCGATCGCGACACGGCCCATGCGCGGCGTGTGGCGCACCTCAATCGTGTAGGTCTGGCCGTCCTCTGTGGACTGGCTGAGGATCTCGTATTCTGGGTCGTTAATGTACCTGCCGAGCTGATCGACCGGCAGGCCTTCGACGATCTGCGGCGGCTCGGCTTCAGGATCGGACCACGAGACTTTGAGCCAGCCGACGCGCTGCAACATGCCGTCAAACGCGAAATCGTGGATGATGCGCTCGCCGGGGTTATCAACGAAGAAACAGTGCGTCAGGTATTCCCCGATGCACTTGGTATCAGCAGCGGCGCTGCCGTAACCGCTAGGCATCATGGCTGGGGGACCCGGCATCGGCGCAGGTGGCGGCTGATCCTCGGCCTTGGTCTCGACCGTCACTAGCTCGTCAGAGGACAGGAACGTCCGCAGCAGGTGCGGCATGATCCAGTTGATCGTGTCCTCAACGTCGTGCGTGACGACTTTGGAGCGGCCCTCGACCTCATCGCCATAAAGCTCGCCATTGTAGCGAGACATCGCATTGGCCTGCGCTGACGCAAACTCGCTGTCGTAATACGACGTGGCGTCACGCTCCTCCTCGCGGAGGATCTTGAGCAGCTCGGTGTCGTTCATGGGCGCAGCTGCCGCGTCTTCGGCGGTGGCCGCGTCGGTAAAGGTTTCCATTCTAGGCGATGGTTCCTATGCGGGCGCGGCGTGGCGCAGTCGAGCGCGCAACCTGCCGCGAGAAGTTGACGGCGAACTCACCGAAGGCATCGGCGCCGTGTGAGGCCCAGTCGTGCAAGGGCGTGGAGCGGAACGTTTTGCGCTTCTCGTCGAACTCGCGGCGGTAGTGCTTCAGCACCTCGATGCCGCGCTTGCATTTGGCCGCGTCGAACACGCAGCGCGGGAGCATCATGCGGACAGCGTTGACGCGCTCTACGGGATCGTTGCGCACGCCAGGCTGGATCGGATGCAGTCCCAGGCTCTCAAGCGTGTCGCGCCGGCTCTTGGCGCTGATGATCTCGCGGATCTCGATGTCGTGCGGCAGATAGTGCGTGTCGTAGAGGTAAGGCTTGGACAGGACGTGCTTGGCGGTCTCGTCGAGGCCCTGGTTGGTGACCTCATAGTAGTCAATCACCCGGATCTCGCGGCCAATGGACTGAAAGAACCACACGACCGTCGCGTCATCGATGCCGAGATCCCACGCGGTGCTGACCGGGCTAGAGCGCTCCCACGGCACGCTGGTGATGCGGCCCTGCCGCTCCAGCTCGGCCATGTCCTTGCCGTAGTATGCGCCGATGATAGCGGCTGAGAATGAGCACTCGTACTCCTGCTCATATTGCTCCTCGGTCATCGCCTGTCGGGCGTCGGCCAATTCCTCCGCGTCGATGAGCTTGGTCTCGCTGGCTTTGAGCTGCAGCGCGAGCCAGTCGGGCGAGGTCTCGGCGTGCTGGAAAATCTCGTAAAACTGATTGGTCCCCTTTGGGGTACCGATGAACAGCGCATGCCCCTTGCGGTCGGAAAGCGCCGGGCGGATGACCTCGGGCCATGCCCTAGGGTCCATGTCGCCGGCCTCGTCGATCACCACGCCGTCAAAATAGAGGCCACGCATGCGGTCGTAGTTGTCGGCGCCGTAGAGGCGGATGCGGGCGCCGTTTGGGAGATCGACGCGAAGCTCGCTCTCGTTGTGCTCAGCCCCAGGGATCGGCGCGGTAAACCGTTTCAGATAGCTCCACGCCACGTCCTTGGCCTGCGCGTAGAACGGAGCAACGTAACCATAACGCGGCTCGGACTTGGTATCGCGCAGAGCAGCGTCGATGAGATCCATCAGACACGCAACCGTCTTGCCGGCTCTTCGGTGAGCCACAACGCAGGCCCACCTTTGCTTGCGAGCGTGCAGCGGGATGAACTGCGGGCGGGCGCGGTAACCGAGGTCAACGATCTGAGTCGCCACGGACCACACCTGTAACCACGGTCATCTGGACGGGAGCCTCGTTCTTGTCACCAACGATGGCTGTCTTCTCTCGCCATTGGTTGGGGAAGCGGGCAGCCATGGAGCGCGACCACACAGAGCTGTTGAACTCGCGGTCCTTGATGTTGTCGTGCCCCAAATCTTCCCAATGGGCCTGAGCCAACATCTCTGCGCGTTCCAAGGCGTGAAGAAACTCAGGGTGCGCCTCCTCCCAGTTGAGGAGCGTCCTGTAGGAAACACCGAACTGAGCCGCCATCCAAGCCCTTGATTTACCGAGATTTCCCCACTCAATGACTTTCTCGCACATTTCGGGGCGGTACTCTGTTGGCCTACTCATGGGTCTCGCAACGGTTGTTGATGGTTTGTGGGGGCTTTAGCGCGTGGCAAGCAGATCATTGATGGTCAGGGTAGCCACGGACTGGGTTGTCGGTCGGCTCATGTAATACGCCGGGGGCGCCGATGCGGCGGTTTCAGCCGAGGGCTCCTTGCCGCGACTGAAACCGGTCGTCAGCGCCTCGGGGCGGCGGTTCCGGCCCGCCAGATAAATCGCGATCGGAGCCATCATGATGAAGGCAATCGCGCCGCCGAGGTTGATGAAGATGTTGATAAAGCTGGTTGTTACCTTGTCTGGCTCGATGGCTTCCTTGGGGTCGTGGCCGTTCACGGCGAGCCACATGGAAGCGGCGACCGTGTTCTGGTTGACGACGGCGGAACTGACAAGCTTCTGGCCCGCGGCATCCTTGCGAGCCTTGTCGACGAGCTTCTGCGTGGCCTCGATCTGGCGGGTGAGGTCAGCGGCCTGCTCAACGGTGGCGATGCGTTCCTCGATCGCGGCCTTGTCCTTCATGCGCTCCAGGCACTTGGCCTTGCAGCCGCCGCGAGCGGTCTCTAGGTCGATGGCTTTCTGTGCGCTGTCGAGCTGGGCACGCAATCCCTCGGCCTTGGTGCTGGCCGCCCAAGCGTTGGCTGAGGTCAAGCGATCCAGTCGCTCGCGCCACATCTTGAGGTTCCGCTCCCCGTCCTCGACGGTCTTCCGGGCGTCGGCATAGACGACGTTCTGGACGCCAGTCTGTTGAATGTCGCCAACGCGGACGCCAGCGCCGTAGCCGATGTGGCTGTAAAGCGCGACTGCGGTCAGGAACGGGCAAGCGACCAGCCAAAGAAACAGGCTGGCCATTTTGCGGCCCTGTGTCCACTCTTCGACGGCGGCGTCGGGCAGAAATGCCATGAGGAAGGCGACAGCGGCGAAGCCAAGAGCGTGCAGCGCGGTCTGCGACCAGCCGTATTTAAAGGACATGGCCATATCTACGGCGAGCACAATAGCGCCGACAGTAAGCCAGAACTGGCCCTTTGGCGTAAACTGGTTCCAGTAGCCAAGAGCGGCATCGCGAACGTTGGTCATGTCTGGTGTCCCTCAGTGGGACGCGCACTAGGGCTAGTGGTAGGTTTCGGCAAAGATGGCTGCGAACCGCTCAGGGTCCGTCAGCGCCAACATTACGAGGTCGTAGGCTTGGGAGGCTGCCTGCCGGGCTTCCATGCCGTGGTAAGCAAGGCGCTCAGCGAGCGCGGCGGCGAGGTCTGGGGCCTCAATCGTGAAGTCGGCGAATTCGGCGAGCGCTTGCTCTTTGTTGTTCACTGGATAGAACCGCAGATCATCAAGACGCCCACGGCAAGGCCAAAAGCACTGAGCAGGATAGCGACGGCGTTAGTCACGGTGGCGAGCCTGTCGGTAGCGGCCCATGCGAGGGCGATGATGTAAACGGCAGCAGCGAGAGACGCGGCGAGGGTCATGTGATCAGCCGAAGCTCTGCTTGCTTCAGATCCCAAAGGGTTTGCAGGTCGCCCGTCGTAGCGGCGATCCATGCGTCCCCGTCCTTGGTGGTTCCGATCACGATCACGCGCGTAAGATCGGCGGCGGCAGCGTCTTTGAGCAGGAGGTCTGGCCGGTTGTCGTAGGTGCGAGGCGTGAATTCGGCTACAGTCGCAGATTGCGGCACGTTCGGGCTGCAAGAGTCGTCAGCCGGGGGTGAGGTACTGACTGGCGCACCGCGCAACCGGTCGAGAATGATGAGGTTACGTTCGTTGACGTTATCGGCCATCAATCTGCCGTCATCGTGTGAGAGTATTCCAACGCTGCACGAGAGTAGCCCCTCAGCGTACAGTGGTGGCCCGGGTTGGCGTAGGCGTACCGGGCCAATGAGCTGAAGGCGCATTTTTGGACTGGTGGGGAATGCATGTTCCCCGAGGGCCTACGTCGCGGACTCCACGCAGAACGTCCGCAATGGCGGAGCTAGGCTCATCTCACGAATCAACCTGTATCCGATTTGACGCATGCGCGCAATACAATGCACAGCGCTGTGCAAAAATTCATTTGCGATTAGGCAAATCAGCTTACATTCCACGTCGTTACCTAGTCGGGCTCGCACGGTGCGCTAACACCATACGAGCCCTATCCCAACCCCTGGATTGAGCAGGAGCAGGACTATGAAAACCGTAGCAGGAATTGCTGCGCTCGCAAGCGCTGGCGCGTTGTTGGGCCTCCAAGTTGTGGGCGGCCTCGAGGCCGTTGCAGGCGGCTCGCTCTATACCCAAGCATCCATAATCGGCGCGATGGTGGCCACGGCGGCGCTGCCGGTGTTCATTCACGCGGCGTGGCGCGTGGCCAAGCCGATTGCTGTGGCGTTGTTCATCGGGTTCGTCGCGTTCCTCGCCTATTCACTGCCAGCCACGGTCGGACGGACGGGCGAGATCAGACACGCCAAGGCGGCGGCCGGCGTGGATCGGGCCACGGTCGAAGCTGATCTCAGGGCCACGCAGACGCGTCTCTCTTGGGCGGCAGACGACCTTGCCCGCGAGTGTGCAACGGGTGTCGGCCCGGCGTGCCGGGGCAAGACGCAAACGGTTTCCGCCCTTGAGGCCCGCGTCGAAAAACTTCGGGGCGAGCTGCGGGCGGCCCCGGCGGGCGATCTCGGCAGTGAGACCTGGGCGTGGGCCACGGCTGGAACAGTTTCCGCTGAGGCGATCCGCAAGGTTTCGACGCTGGCGTTCGCCCTTGGGCTTGAGATGTCGATCTGGAGCCTTGTCTGGTTGGCGACTGTATTGCTCGGCCGGAAAACTGAGGCAACTGTTTCCGCCGGAGTTTTCCAGGCTTCCGACCTGACCATCCCAGAAGACACAACCGACGCGGAGCTTGAAGAACTCCGGAAACTGTTGCTCCAGCAGGGCCGCCCGCTCAGCAACAATGAGGTGGCGGATCTGATGCGGATCACAAAGGGTGAGGCAAGCAAGAGGGTCACGAAAGCAATCGCGGCGGGCCTGGTAAGGCGCCACCGCGAGGGTCGTGACGTGGCCATTACGCTCCACTAAGCCACCTCGGGCACATGGTTCGGCCCCGGCTGTTCACGCGGCCGGGGCTTTTACGTGCCTGGATGGGCGCGGGCGAGGTCTGACTCGCGGAGTTTGACGACGTGGGTCTTGCCGAACATCACCACGCGGACATCATACCAGTGGGCGCGGTGGATCTCGGCAATGGTGCCGGAAAGCGCTGCGTAGGACCCGCGCTTGATGCTGACCGCATCACCGGGGGCGAACTTGTGCGTGCGCTGCGTGGCGCTGGTACGGACGTAGAGACGGCGGAGTTCTGTCCTTGAAACAGGACCGATGGCGTTGCGGATGTGCTCAGCGTCGGGGGGCTTTCCTTCGCAGAAGACGTATCCCCGCGCCGTAGGAACGCGCCTGACGCCCGTTTTGGTCGGCCTAGGCTCCCGTGGCAGGTAGGCGCGGTGACCGGCTTCCCTGGCTTCCTGAGCGGCTTTGCGCTCCATCTGCGGGGGCGTGCGGTAGGCGATGAGCGTTGCGGTCATGTGTTGCTCCGTATGGAAGCCCTAGGAACGCACGCAACACGGACGCTGGTATGGGGATGTCGCCAATCGGTTCGAACAGCTCGAGGCGGCGGAGGAGATCGGCGCGGTTCATCCCTCCCCCCTTGCCTTTGCTGCAAGCTCGTCCTGCATGGCTTTAAGCCGGCGCTCATCGTCTAGCGTGAAGCGTTCGCTCTTGGCCTTCCATGCCTTTTCCTCTCGAGCTGCTTTCCTATGGGCGTTGGCTGCCTGACCGGCGGGCATCCTGGCCGCGCGCTTCACGACCTTGACCTTGCCGGACTTGTCGGTGACGTGGCGGTAGCCGGTGAGGGGCTTGGTGGTCATTTTTCCGATAGGCTCCCCGATTGCAGGCGATCAACGTCAACGAGAAAAATCTTCGTATCTACGGGCCTTAGCTCCACGTCGCATACGTAATCGAGCGGGCAGCATGCAAAGATGCGGTCGCCGATTGTCTGCACGACGCGCGCGGCAACTGGACATTCGCAGGCTGGGCACGGCGTCCATTCGTCGAGGGACATGATTTCAGTCAGGACGCCGTCAGCGACAAGCGCTGCGATTTCGTCTGCCGGGAGACCGCGCAGAAAAAATCCGGACACGCGATCAGGGCCGTCGTTGCCCTTGCTGAGGGCAGTGCGGATCAAATCGATAGCGGTCATTCCGCCCTCGCCTTCTTCACGGCGGCCTCGATCATGTCCTGCAGGCGATAAGCCATGCGCAATCGTGCTTCCTCATGCGTGATTGACAAATCCCAGTCGTCAGGTGGGAAGATAGCGTAGGGATCGGCAAACACGTCGCAGGCCTCCTCTACGATGCGCTCAAGTTGTTGCCAGTCGACGCGGCCGTTTTCATCGACATCCGGCGGCGGGATCGGGGTCTGGCGCATCAGTGCAATCACCAACTTTAGGCGCGCGCGCTCGGTCTTCAGTCGGCGTTTCCACTGGTCTCGCTCGCTCTCTGCTACCTCTTGCCGGCGGCGAGCTTCTGCAATCAGCGTAAGAACGTCGTCGCTCATGCGGCCCTCTTTTGCTTGTCTTTGATCGGCTTCCTCAGCTCGAAATACGCGCGCCGCTCGGCCGTCTCCCGGTCCTCACCCGCGCAATATTCGATCATCGCCGCGCGCTCGGCCCACTCGTCCTGCCGGTCAGCGTCCCATCTGCTGACAGCCTCTCTAATGGCGGTGGGGAGGTGGGAGGTCATGCTTATTCCTGCCGATTAAGCCTAGTATGGTCAGCAATCAGCGCCGTGACGTACTTTCCGCTTGCGATACCAAGAGGCCTTCTCCACCCGATCAGGTACAGCGGCCAAGCCAGCCACGACATCACCAGCCAGAACTTTGCGATCATGCTGCATGCTCCATGTTTCGGCGCGGAACGCGGCTTCCTCAAAAGGCACGCCGCGCTTTACCCACGACCACCAGATGTCATCCCATCCTTTGGTTTTGGCGCGGGCCATGCGGTTTATTCCATGTTCGTACTTGCGCGCGGCTTGAAGCCGCTAAGATCAAGACCAGCGCGATACACGAAGGCGCAAGGCTTCCGGCCGGAGCCTGTTTGCTGACAATGCTTGCGTAGCCATGCTTTTGCGGCTGTCGGAGGGTGATCCGCACGGAGGTGCAGATATGCTCTGCGTCTGCGCCCACACGTCGAACATACGACCCCAGGTTCCGCTTGAGGCGCCAGCATGTTGTAATTGATCTTAGGAGCGCTCATTCCGCCGCCTCCCTGATCTCGCGGCCCTCGATCTCGGCTAGGCCCTTGCGCTGGCGGATGCGGACCTGATCGCGGAACATGTCGAGCTGTTCCTCATCGGCGTACTTCGCCGCGAGCTTGTCCGACATCATCACCATCTCTTTCGCGACCTTGCGGAGCGCTTTGATCTCCTTTTGGTCAAGGCCAGCGTCCTTAGCGGCGTCGATGATCGCCGCCGCTTCGACCTTGGCGTCCTCGATTTTCATGAGCACGTCAGAGAGTTGGTCTGCCCACTGGCGGATGCTGCTGTTCGTGGTCATTGCCCACCCCCTGTCCGCTGCTTGAACTTGAAGGCCAGGCTGAAGAACTTGCTGCCGGTCTTGGCTTCCTTGATCCAGCTTTTCACCCAGCCCGTCGCAGGCGCGTTGCAATGCGGGCAGATAACTTTGAATTCGCCCTCATACTGCGGATGCTTGTCGCTCTTTCGGTCCTCGTCAGCGATGCGAAATAGGTTGCCGGTGTTGTCTTTGGGCTCGTAGCTCATGCGGCGTCCCCCATCATCCGCTTGCTCACATCGCTGAGCCCCTTCGGTTGCGGGATGCTCAGGGGCATATCGCCCTCGTTCGGCCATCGCCGCGAAACCAGCATCTCGCCAGCATCGCGAGCATCCGTAGCGAGGTCATCGCGTCCGATTTTTTTCAGGTGTTCGATCCAGGCGGCAAAAGCGCCCTCGCCTTGGCGAATGCTCACGGCGGCGACCGGCTTCGCCGCGACAGGAGAGCGAGCGCCCTTATCGCTCGCGCGCTCTGGCGCGCTAGGTTCTATTGATTGTTCTTTTGATAGTTCATCTATTAGACCGGAAACCTGTTTTCCGGGGGGGGCGGAAGCCTGCTTTCCAGGGGGGCTGGAAGCAACGCTTCCAGGGGTATCGGAAATATTTTCCAGTGGGGTAGGAGCGGCTTTTGGTGCCGAAACACGCCCTCCGGTCCGGAGCGCTTGCACCCACTCAGCGAAGCCTTTCAGACGGATCAAATCGCTAGTTTTGCCGCCATCTTCGCGGGTTCTCACCGACCTCTCGATAAGCCCCTGATCCTCCAAAACCTTGAGATAGGTCCGCACGGTCCGATCCGTGCACTTTGCCATTCGAGCCAAGTCCTCCTGCTTCGGGAAGCACTCGCCCGTGGTCCAATTGGCGTGCCGCGCAATAGCGTACAGAACGAGCTGCGCCTGTGCGTTGCCTGCATCCTGCAAATCGGCCCAATGAAGCGTCTCGTTCATACGCGCGCCCCCTTGGAACGATTGCAGGGCTCACAAAGCGTCTGCAGGTTCTCGATTACGGTGGGGCCACCCTTCGACTCCGGATGAATGTGGTCGCACCGGAGATTTTTTTGCGCCCCACACTTCAGGCACTTAAAGCCATCGCGCTCAAAAACACGCATGCGCAAGCCGGGCGAGATGGGCTTCTTCCTGTAGACAGACCGCCGAAGCTCCCGCCATTCGGCAGCGTGGGCTTCGGGATCAAAATCCTCGTGGCTGGACCCGGTGCGCGCTTTGTACCAAAGGTTGCCGAGCGTCCGGCTGCAGTCGTTGCAGACGCTCATTTCCTTGTTGTAAAAGTAGGTCGCGCGCTTGGGCTGCTCACAGACCTTGCATACGTAATTCCAGTCGATTTCCTCCAGCGTACTCATGGCCGAAGCTCCAGACGCGGGATCTCGACGGGCGTAGTTCCTGCCACGAAGCACACGGTGCAGATGCCGGCTTCGTGATGCTGCTTTGTGGGAACGAAGTCGGCATCGCAGACGACGCAATAGTTGCGCTCCGTCCACAAAATATCCTCATCGTTTTCATAGGGCCTTGACTTGAAAACGACGCGGTTCTTCGCTATTCTTTCGGTCATTGGCGATCCATCCATCGCTAATACTCGATCACGAGGCCCGCTGGTTCGCACCCGGCGGGCCTTAGTCGTTTACGCGGTACGCTTACAGAACTCAGATCGAAGGACTCGACCGCTCGCTTCCCACCCCGGCTTCGGGACGCCCACCGTGGTCCGGAGCCAATCAGGCAACGCCTGACCAGTCCCACAGCATGCGCCACGTCACGGGCCATAGCCTCGTCCGTCGGCCTTCGAACTCAAACCGCCGCAGCCCCGGTTGGCTTTACGGTGCGCAGTCGCAAACCGGGCCCCATGACCGGTGAGGCCCACGCACGCGCGGCGAACTCGATAGAAAGCGGCGGTACTGACTGATCCGCCTGAGGTTCTGCTGGGCCATGGCTAGGGCCAGCAGGGAGGAGACTTAGGCAGCCGGACGCTGCTCAACCCTGCGCCTTCCGGCCAAAGGGCGGCGAGACGGCTCCGGGCCGTAGATGTCGGGGCGCTGGACGTGGCGGGAAACGCCCGTAATCCGCTCCACGTCGAGCACACGCTCAGCGGGAACCCGTCGCCACTGACTGACGGTCTGCACCGTCAGACGTAGCGGCTCCGAGAGGTCGGACAGGCGAGAGACCGTCTTGAGGACGGCCACCAGCCCCGCGTCGATTCTGGTCTGCCTTGGCTTCATGAGGACCAACCTTAAGGCAGATCCATGCAACTTTCAAGCCCTGCCTTAATTTGGGTTTCCACCACTGTGTATTACGCTTGGCTCATATCCGGAATTACCCGGATGAGGGGCAGGACCAATGGCAACCTTTGGCGAGCGCTTGCGCCAGGCACGGGAGGCAGCGCAGATGTCAGGGCCGCAGATGGCGCGCGAGTTGCGCGTGTCAGCGCAAACTGTGTCGGAGTGGGAACGAGGAAAATATTTCCCTGCAGCCGACAAGCTGGCAAGAATCGCCCAGTTGACGAGTGTCAAGGTGGACTGGTTACTTACAGGACAGAACCACCACGCCCCGGGGGGGGCTAGCGTTTCTCAGGGGCGGCTCGTGAGCAAAATCCCTTTTGACGACCTCCCAGATTTTGATCCGCGCGGCAAGATCAGCGCTTCTTACGACAAAGTTCACACGCATTTCCCGTGCGGTCCGCACTCGTTCCAGATTACGGTAACTGATCGTTCCAACGCGCCGGACTACGAGCCCGGCGACAGCGTGATCATCGATCCGGACTTGCCTCCTAACCCTGGCGACATGGTGCTAGTCGTGTCGGACAAGTCGGTATTGTTCCGGCGGTATCGGCCACGATCTGGTGCTGTGGAGTTGATCCCGTTGAATGCAGACTGGGAAACGACGACGGTGCGCCTCGACAAGACGACGCACCTGCTCGGGACCATGAGCGAACGCGCCCAGCAGCGCCGGTAATCCACAGGCCCGAAAACCCGTAAACCGTTGATTTTGCCGCAGGGCCCATCTTTTTAAGGGTGGGCCTTAAATTTTTGTTGACGTGAGATTAAGGATCAGCCTTAATAGGTCTCAACACCGGGGCGGCGGTCCTCCCTAGACATCCCCAAGCGGATTACCACACCCGCAAGTCGCCCCGGTGGAGATTTCAAGTTTCGGCAGCGGGCACGCCGATACCTGGCCCACCAGAGGGACACAGTGCGGCCAGTGCGGGCGGCGGCGGGGCTAACAACCTCGCCGCCGTGGCCCGACAGACAACGGAGGGGCACATGATCCAGACCACGATGACGATACACGGCTGCGACAAGCTCGTGGCTTCGGCCTGCCGGCTCAACGGCGGCGCATGGCTCAATATCCGCATCGGCAAATCGGCTTCCGAAGCGATCCAGATCCACATGGACTTCGACCGGGCCGAGCTTCTGGCTAGCGCCATCAACGGCGGCGAAAAGCAATGGCTCGAATTGCTCGAGGATGAGCGCGAATACCTCGCCAGCCGCGAAGCCAATAACGTCATTGAGCGGTGGAAGGAGGCAGCGCAATGAGCGAGCCAACCCAGCCCACCGAATACGAGTGGATGCGGCGCGCGGCGCCAGAGCAGATCAGCCTACGAGACTATTTCGCAGCTCTAGCGCTGCAAGGGATTCTCGCCAATCCCACCGCAGAGGAACTCTCTTTTGAGGCCTGCGCCATGGACGCCTATCAGCACGCCGACGCGATGCTTCAAGCCCGGAAAGGCGGTGGCTGATGGAGCGCTGCACCGAACATGACCTGCTTAACTGCCGTTGCCGCGAACCGCTGTCGGCCTACCTCGTTCGTCAGTTTCGGGAGTCTCCGCATGTTCGAGTGGTTCGCTCTGGCTGGGATGGCTCTGGCGATCATTCTGGCAGTGCTGATCGGAGCAGCTCTGGCGATCATAGTGGAAGGCAACGCGGCGAGCCAGGAGGTGCGCGATGAGCGAGATCCTTACGCTGACTGGCGCCCGCAAGACCACCGAGCACAAGCCGCCGACGCTCAGGCTCGTCAGAGACGAGATGCAGGTCGAAGCGGAGCAGCTGGCCCCTCTCTCTGACTGCCTGTTCCGGCTGGGCGGCGAGGCATCCAGACTGCTGAGCATGTTGGGCGGCGACGCGACTGAGGCCTATCGGCTGATCCTCGCGGAAGTGCAGGTCAGGCTTGGAATGGTTGGGTGTGGCAATGACTGATCACGTTCGCGAACTGACGCAAGAGACGCAGGCTGCGCTCGCCTTGATCGAAAGCCTGCAGCACATCATCGGCGACGACGATGACGCCAAAGCGGATGCTGTCGAAGGCGAAACGAACCTTCACGAAGCCATTGGCGACGCCGTGAAGCGGATTGTCGAGCTCCAAGCGCTCGATGCTGCCCTTGAGAAGATCGTGCTGGAAGCTCAGGCGCGGCGCGGCCGGTTCGATGCACAGCGCGAGCGCATTCGCTCAGCCATCGGCATGGCGATGGAGGCCGGCGGCATCAAGAAGCTTGAGCTACCGCTGGGCACGATCTCCCTCAAGGCCGTGCCGCCGAAGGTCGAGATTACCGACGAGTCCGCCATCCCGGCTCACTTCTTCAAGACCCAGGAACCCAAGCTCGACAAGCGCCTCGTCATGGATGCGCTGAAGGCGAAGCAGGACGTTCCCGGCGCGATGCTTTCGAACGGCGGTGTGACCGTCAACATGAGGCTGTCATGAATAACATTGTCCCCATTCGCTCATCGGGCGGTCTGACACGCCGCGATCCGCGCCGTATTGATCTGTTCCGCAATACGGTAGGAAAAGAGCTTCGCGGTACTGAGATCGACGAAGCGCTGGAGTGGTGCGAGCTGTACGGCGCCAACCCGTTCGTTAAGGACATTTATTTTTTCGTGTTCGATGCGAACAAGCCGGACAAGCGCCGCGTCGTGCCGGTGCTCGGGATCGGTCTCTATCGCAAGATTGCGGCAAGGACCGGCAACTATCGCCCGGACGATGCACCGGCCCGCTTCGCCTACGACGAGGCGTTGAAGAGCGAGACCAACCCGACCGGCATGGTGTGGTGCGAGGTTTCCGTCAACATCCACAGCCACGGCGCATGGCACAAGGTCACGTCGCGTTTGCGCTGGGATGAGCGCGCTCCGATTAAGGAGATTTGGGACAACGGACAGCCCACCGGCCGCTTCCGGCTTGACCCAAAAAAGGACAACTGGCGCACGATGCCGGAAACCATGATGGCGAAGTGCACCGAGGCTGACGCGATCCGCAAGGCTTGGCCGAATGAGACTGCCGGCAGCTACGTCGCCGAAGAGATGGATGCGGCCCTGACCATCGATCTGACCGCAACAGAGATTGCCGAGAGCTACGCAAGCGAGCTTCGCCTGAAGCAGATCGGCGCGGCCAACGCCATCATCATCGACTGGTGCGATGGCGAGCCGCTGGCGCATGTGCCGTTAGGCAAGCTGGGTGACATGGCGATCGCCTTCATCCGTCAGCATTCAGCCGACGATCCGGCCCGCGTCCATATGTGGGCCGAGCGCAACCGCAACGCCCTGAAAGAATACTGGGGGCGAGACAAGGCTGGAGCGCTCGAGGTCAAGCGGGCGTTGGAGAGCGTCGCCAAGCAGGCAGCGGAGTGATCCTATGTCTGACCGCCGCGAATACTACGCCGAGCGCTACCAGAGGCGAAAGGCAAACGACCCGACCTTTCTGCAGCGCCAAGCCGAGGCTAACCGCCGGTATCTTGAGCGCAAGGCTATCTCTATGGCGCAGGAGATTGCCAAGGCTCAGGGCATCGCTCCCGGCAATGAGTGGGAGCTTCACCAAGGCTACAAGGCCGCCGAGCGTGGCCAGCGCTACGACCAGAACCAGAGCAAGGACTGGCAGATCGGCTGGCGGATCTGGATGCGACGGCACGGGAAAGCGGCATGAGCGACGATCTCGACTTGGTGTTCGCGATCGCGGACGCCGTGCTCGGTTTCGGGTGGGAAGATCTGCGTGTGCGTTACGGCATTAGCGAGACGCAGGCACGGCTGATCGTCTCGGTTCACGGAGGGGCACATGGGCGTGGCATCGGCAGCGGACAGGATGTTGGAACTCGCGGAGCAGATGTCCCTGGATGCTCAGGAACGGGAGCACCTGAGGGAAGCAGTTCGGATGTGTCTCCCCTACGCGCGAGCCGCAATGGACCATGCAAGGGACGTGGAGAAGTTCAAATCGGCGAGATCAGCCTACCGGATGGGTTGCGCAGCGCTGGGGATGGATCATGACTAGCTGCCCCCATTGCGGCGTAGAACTTGAGGCCAAGCCCAAGATCAAGCCTCGCTCGGTCCCGCAGCACCGCCGCTACTTCGCTCTATGCCGGGCCGCTCACTCGCACTGGCCGGAGACGCATCGGTTCCAGCCGATGTCAGAGGAACACCTGCGTAAGTGGCTTCAGGCCAAGGCGGGATACGCCACCGTTCGCACGGTTGATACTGCCAACATGGATACGCAGAGCGCCATTGTGGCTGTTGCAGCGATGCTGGCCGCTGCAGACCCAATGCACTTCACGTCGGTAACTGGCGCCCGGTTCCACGTCATTGAAAGCAAGTCGATCAATTTCGACACGCTGCCGCACCTTGCCGCGTGCGCGCTGTTCGATGCGGTCGCCGTCGCCATCGAAGCCGAGACCGGGCTCAGAGCCGAGCAGATCATGCCGCCGATTAGGAAGCAGACAGCGGCGAAACGGGAACTACTCGCAGAGGTACCGATATGACAAAGAGTAAACACACGCCAGGAGAGTGGGTCGCCGTTGGATCGAGGGTCGAGCATCCAGACAGCAAAATCGCAGACATCTGCGAATGTGATCCATACATCTTTGGGCAGGAAAACGGCAACGCCCGGAAACGCTCGTACGAAGAGCAGTGTGCCAACGCGCGGCTGGCTGCGGCGGCACCTCGCATGCTGGCGCTGTTGAAGCGCATTGCTGACGCGCCGGCAGATGCGACGTTAGACGAAGCAATTTTTGAAGCATCAAAGTTGGTGGAGGCACTTTGTCGATGAGCGGCAACCCTCTGAGCCGCCCGAAGCGCCCGTCTAACTCGTCCGACCTTTGCCGGCGGTTATGCCTCGAACGCCACATGCAGCAGGACCGGCAAGGGTTTTTTATGGCCTGTCATGTGTGCGGTGGCCGAATTGACTGCGTGAAAAAATCGAAGTCCTGGCAGGCGGATCATCACCCGGTTCCGGTCGCCAACGGAGGCGAGGACGTTGCCGAGAACATTCAGCCGCTGTGCATCGTGTGCGCGACATCGAAAAACGCGGACGACTGGCGGAACATCGCTCACGGTCGCCGCGCGGCAGACAAGCACTTCGGGGTCAAACAATCAAAGGGATGGGGGCGTCGATGACCGACATCGTGGATAGGCTGCGCCACATTGCGGATTTGTGGGAGCCTGACGAGAAGTCCAGCATTCAGCTCGAAGCCGCCGCCGAAATCACGCGCCTCCGCGCCGCGCTCGCCGCGAGAACGGAGGAATGCGCGAAGGTCGCGGATAGGGAAGTTGCCCATGCTAACGCAGCAATGGGCCTTCGGGACAGTGCATCTGACTCATTCCGGTTGTGGGGCGTGCGCCGAAAAGCAATGCAGGACATCGCCGCCGCGATCCGCGCTCTCCCGTCTCCAGGCCAGGACACGATTAAGCAGGAGGGAAGGGTATGACCGCTCTCTCAGTCTCCCAGGTGGCCGAGCGCTGGCTTACGGCTGAGCAAGCGGCTGACTACGTTGGTCTGTCGCTCCGCACCTTTCGTGAGCAGGTCAAGGCTGGACGATACCCGCCAGGGTACGAAGCCAGCCCACGCCGTAAACGATGGGACAGGGCAGAACTTGACGCAGCCCTGACCGGCAAGAAGCATCGCGACGAACAGCCCGCAGATCCCATCATGGCCGCCATCCATGCCGCAGAGAAAGCAGCTCGCGCACGTCGAGCGCATCAGGGTTAAGGGCAAGACGTATTGGTACGTCAAAGTCCGGGGCGTGCGCCGTGGGCGGCTGCTAGGCGACGAGAACTCGCCGGAATGGCTCGAAGCCTACGCGCAGATCATGCGCGGCGTCGTTACCGAGCGCAGCCGGACGCAGAACGCCTATGGCTCGGTAGGCTGGCTGATCCAAGAGTACACCGCGAGCAAGGCCTACGAAAAGCTGGCCCCGGCCACGCGCGAGAGCTACAGCCGCAACCTTGAGCATCTCCGCACGCTGGCGAGCTTCCCGGCCACCGACATCAAGCGAGCCCACATTCGACGGCTGCGTGAGGCTATGGCGGACACGCCTCGGGCCCAACACCTGTTTACTCAGGTCGCCGCCAGGCTGTTTTCGTGGGGCATCTCAGACCGCGACCTTGAGATGAGCAACCCTGCCGCAAAGATGAAGCGGGAGGATGCTCCAGAAAGCTACGCGGCATGGTCCGAGGCCGAAATGCAGGCATTCGAAGGGTCAGGGCCCCCACGCGCGGCGATGAGCGCCTACATGCTGGCCCGCTACGCTGGAGCCAGACGCACCGACCTCGCTGGTTTGCGGCGTTCAAGCTATGACGGTCTGGCCATCTCAATTCCGGGGACAAAAACGGACACGCCAGTCACGGTGCCAGCTCACCCGCGTCTGAAGGCCTACCTCGATAGCCTGCCGCCGACGCTGTACCTGATCACCGACGAGCATGGGAGGCCGGTGAAGGCCAACACGCTGTCGAAAGTGATGCGGTCCCACCTCGACAAGATCGGGCTTTCCCACCTGACCCTGCACGGGCTGCGGCACACCGCCGGACAGGCGCTTGCCGAGGCTGGATGCAGCCCGCACGAGATCGCCGCCGTGCTCGGGCACCGGACGCTGCAGATGGTCGAGCTCTACACCAAGAAGGCTCGGCAAGGCCGCTTGGCTGCATCCGCCATCGTGAAGCTACGGAACAGGGACGGACAATGACAAGATACGTCGAGAAGATCACAGCAAAGGGCAAGGATTACTACTACTTCAAGTGCAGGAACCACCGTGAACGCCTTCCGGGAAGGCCAGGATCAAGCGAGTTCGAAGGCCGCTACAAGGAATTGATGGGCACAATAAAACCAATGCGGACGCGGGATCAGCCCACGAAGGACATTCAAGGATACGTCTACTTCCTGCGAATCGATGACCTGCTGAAGATCGGGTTCTCAACGCACCCGCCGGGGCGCATCCGCGACATCAGTCCCCTGCGCAAGAACAAGATTGCGTTCTTCGCTTTCATCCCCGGCACCTACATGGATGAGCAGCGGCTCCACTATCAGCTTCGCGATTGCCGTCGTGATGGGGAGTGGTTTGCAGCCACGTCTCAGGTCATGGCATTGATTGCGCGCGTCGTGCTGTTCGGAACGGAACAAGAATAGAACCATCCAAACCGTTGCTAAACCCTCATGGCTGCTAAACAGCTAAGTCATTGAGGTTAATGGTGAGCCGGGAGGGAATCGAACCCTCGACCACATGATTAAAAGTCTGCTGGATTGCGTGCAATATCAATGCGGTTTGGATGATCCGCTGTGCGGATAGTGGTATTGTGCGGCATTGAAAAGACACGGGAACATTCGATGACTGCTAAACACTGGAACTACAAGCACGGGCTCCTATGATTGGCAGTCTCCGGCCCACGCCAAGAATGGCGTCGAGACCCGACCGTGCTTCTTGCATGTGGCGTTCGGCTTGTGCAGGCCGCCCCACTCGGACATGACGTCCGCCGTCTTGTCCGTCTTCACGAACCGAGCGCAGTCGGGGCATCGCGCAGAAAAAACGTGATCGCCGTACTGCACCGTGCGCGCCCACCATCCCTCATCATCCAACAATGTCTCCCGCGACATGCTCGGCTCCCTATTTGCTCAGGGCTTCGCGTGCGACATCGTGCATGGCATCGATGTCCGGCTCGCTCTGTGTTTCAATGATGGATGTAATTTTCAGAAGCGCCCCGCGAAGCGCGGTAATCCGCTCTCCCATACGCTGGCAGTCCTGTTGCGCCCTGTCGCGCTCGGCGCGAGCGGCAGACAATTCAGACGGCACCATGCCCGTGTAGTTGATTGTTGGCGCGGCCATTCAATTGCTCCTCGAATATGCTTATTTCCACTGAATAAGCCCAACACGTTAGGCTTGGCTCCCATCATTTGCAGTAATTGCGCACGGTGGCGCGGCTAATTCTGTAGTGCTTCGCGAGCCACGTCACTGCCCGGCCCTCGGCTCTCAACCGCTTCAACTCCGCGCGCTTTTCCTCGCTGAGCGAGAACTCTCGCCCGTACCGCGCGCCCTTCACGGCCTTGTTGTGCTGCATGGTCCGGGACGTTCGCTCGCTGATCCAGTTGCGCTCTAGCTCGGCAAGGCTGGCCAGTAGCGTGAACACGAACCGGCCGAGCGCCGTCTTGGTATCGACGTTCTCTTTGATCGAGCGGAAGTGCACGCCCATCTCGTCTAGGCGCTTCAGGTTCGTAAGCAGATCGAGCGTCGAGCGTCCGAAGCGGTCGATGCTCGTCACCACAACCGTGTCGCCTTCCCTCACGTCTTTCCACAACATCGCCAAGCCGGGCCGCTTCCGGCTGACGCCCGACTTCTTGTCCTTGTGGATGTGGTCCGGATGGCAGCCCGCTTTCGTCAAATCCGCGATCTGTGCATCCAGCTGCTGATCCTCGGTCGAGACGCGCGCATACCCAATCATCAGCCCATCGGCCTCGGGCTCGACTTCCGTGATCTTCTTGCGCGCCATAACCTGCCATTGCCGATTTCCACAACCGAGTGGCAACAATTAGCGCGCTAGGCTATTGCCAGTCAAGACCGTATACGCTATATCAACATCATGATTGCAGCGCTCTACATCGAACCGGACGGCGTGTACGCCAATCAGCCAGGCATCGACGCTTGGTGCGAGATGCGGGACGCGCGCTGCTACGCCGGTCCATATCCGGTTGTGGCGCACCCGCCTTGTCAGCGTTGGGGGCGGTTCTGGCACGGCAGCACGCGCAAGCCGCATCAGTTCAAGCTAGGCGATGACAACGGGTGCTTTGCCGCTGCGCTGGCTGCAGTCCGTCAATGGGGTGGCGTGATTGAGCACCCGTGCGATAGCCACGCCTGGGCGCACTTTGGGCTGATACCGCCGAAGCGGTTTGAAGGGTGGAGCCCGGCCGGCGACGGCGGATGGACATGCTACGTCGAGCAGGGTCACTACGGGCACATGAGCCGCAAGCCGACGTGGCTCTACGTGCACGGCATCGAGCTCGATCGCTTGCCCGAATTGAACTGGTCGAAGGGCGAGCAACGCCTACACCCGACAGCCCTGGCACGCTACGGCTACGCTAAGGCGCGGCGGATCGGGATGACGGCAATGGTCGGTGGCAAGAACAAGACGAAGATCAGGAATGCAACGCCGCCAGAGTTTCGAGACTTGCTGATCACAATCGCGCGGTCAGCGCGAGCAACATGAAGGGCCG